CAAGAAGGCATGGGGCCGTACATCGTAACTGGGGATTCGGTTATGCGACCGAGCGACCTAGACCCGACAACGGCGCTTCTGACGGCTCTCACTCTGATCTACAGAGAGCTTCAGATTCCGATGGAACACCTGGGTCTTATGACCATGCGTTCCTTCGACCGTGGGATACATCCGCTTACATCGCCGCGTTCTCTGCAACGAGAGATGCTGCAGGTCGTCCAGAAACAGGGTCACGGCCTTATGCTATGGATGCGCTTGTACGCGATAGGATTGATCCTGTCGCTTATTCTGGCGCTCCTTTCTTCCGTCGCAATGGCGATGTTCTTCAGGCCGGAATGGACTTGGCTAGTCGCATTCTGGAAGGGACTCGCGGTTTCGACCCCTATATGGCTGGTCGTCGCGTTCAGCCTGGGACTTCTGGTCCAAAAACTCGGCTCATATGGATGGCGCCGCTTCCTACGACTATCGTTGGAGGCATGTTTTCAAAGCCTATCGCGGAACAGCTCGAACGGAAGAGACCGTTCGCGTGGGGACTCCACGGAGTGGAAAAGGCGGCGCTGATTCAGGCGCTACAATCCCGATTCAGGTATGTGTACAGCATTGACTTTTCGCGTTTCGATTCGTCGGTGCCTGCGGTTATGATTGCTGACGCTTTCAAAATCGTGCGTCCACTGCTTGACCTGACTGAGGATGAAGAAGAAGTCTGGAAAAGGTACGTCAACGACTTCATTCACTCTCGGCTAATCACCGAAACTGGTGAGATCTTTCAAAAGCACAAGGGCATACCATCTGGTAGTGCTTTCACTAGCATTATCGGATCGGTTGTGAATCTGTTGGTTCTCAACTACGCCTGGACACGTGTAACGGGACACGCGCTGAAAAGAGATCGGGTTCTAGTGCTTGGAGACGATGCAATCGTTGCTTCAAACGCTAGGCCTCCACTTGATGAACTGGCGAGAGCCTGTTCTGAGTTGGGGTTTACCCTTAGCGTAGAGAAGAGTCAAATAGCGGACTCTTCGAAAGAAAGTGATGACCCCTATACAAACAGGGTCAACTTCCTTGGGCACTATTGGGTACACGGTTACCCCCGTAGACCAATACATGAAATCCTACTCCGCATGAAGTATCCAGAGAGGCATAAGTTCCGTCCTCGACAGGAATCTCTGATGCGGCAATTCGCATACCTTGCGGATGCGCGTGAGGCGTGGCAAATCCTTAGGTGGAATTATCCACATTCGGACACCATGCTAATGCTTACACACGCGCTGGATGACATAGGTGCAGATGGAGCCGTTGTCGCGGATTATGACCTACCCGGTCAGCTGCGTCTCGCATTGAAGGTATCAGAAACGCACGACCTTGTCATTGAACCAGGAAAAGGCCTGGTACTTGGC